AAACATTTTTATCACCGATTGTTCATTCAACGAATTAAATTGTGAATGTTCCGTTCCGATTCAAGATGACGGATTTTCATCGCGCGTTCAAAACAATAAAAACATTCCGGTTTCATTGTTAAACGACAAAACCAAAAACGGTGAACCAATAACACCGGCGGCAAATTATGCGGTGATGTTGTTTGATCCGCGTGACGGAATCAACTACTTTCCGCGAAAATTGTTTTCAATATTTGAATGTTTCAAATTTATCGTGTCGTATATGACCGATAACACGGTAGAATTTGAAAGCGATTATTTTGAAAACGGCGACGGCCAATTTTCCGCGATTTTATCCGGTTACGATTTACGAAACGGTGATTTGTTCATCAACAACGTCGAACAATATCCGGAAATGACGTTCGAAAATTTATACAATTTCGCGCGGCGAACGCACAACGTCGCGTTGGGTTTCCGGCGTGATGTGAACAATCGTCCGGTGATGATTATTGAACACATTACATTTTTTCGAACATCGCCGGTTGCGGTTCAATTAAACGACGTTAACGAAACCGAATTGGATTTCGTGCAAGAATTATTGTATTCCAAAATTTCGGTCGGTTCGAACATTATCAATCAATGGCAATGTGACGACGGAAATTCGGAATGTACGGCCGCCAACAATTTGATTTATTTCGGTTTCGAAAACGAAGAATTCGGGTTTACCGGTGAATGTAATAATGACACAAATTTGGATTTGTCTATTCCGTCGTCATTTGTTGTTGATCCGAACACAATCGAAGATGTGTTAATTTACGACAATCAAAATTTTGACCGTTCAAATTTTGTCATTCGTTGGAAATTTAACCCGTCACCGTTCCGTCACGCCGTTCAAACCGACGTTTTGGGAATTGGGGCATATTGGTATAACAATTATTATTCAAACAAAAGCGTCATTGAACGGTATTCTGATTATTTATTCGGCGCGTTGGTGTTGTACGGATTGCAGGTCAATGTTCAATTGTTTATGGTCGACGGAAACATTTCGTCGGGTTTGTTGTCACCGGATCAATTTCCGATTCAATTTAATTGGCAACCGGATTTCACAAACACGATTTTTGATGTCGACGGCGTTTATCAATTGTCACCAACAAACGAATTTCGACCAATCAATGACGGTATTTATAAACTTTTCGCCGGTGTTCAATTATATCGTGATTCATCGTCGGATCAAGACAATTCATTGATTGTTTCCGGTTATTTCATTTTGGAACAATTCAATTCATCCGGAACGTTGATTGCGACACACAATTCATTGTTGCAATTCAATTTTTTAACAACCGGTTCGAATCCGTTTTTCATTGAACGAGAATTTGATTGGATTACAATGACGGCCGGCGATTACCTTGTTTTTTCGGTTGAATATTGGCAAAACAGAAATCCGGCCGTTTACCAAGCGGTGATTGAATTTTCACGAACTGAAAATCATTATTTGGAATGCCGCGAATCGCGTGTCATTATTAAGGACGATATTCCGCAAAACGGCGCGGAACGTCGAATCATTAGAACAACGACAAATGAAATTCCGGTCGAATACGAATCAATAAAACCGTATTTTGACGACACGACAAAACGAATTGCGTTGACGAATCAACGAATAAATCGCAAAGGTTGGACGGATCAAATCCGTCATAACTTTGTGACCGGAACAACGGACATTTCCATTTTAACCGATTGATATGATTCAAACAATCGACATTCATCCGGTTCGATTCAATCATTCGATTCCTTGCGGTTTTATCGACGGCGGTTATCGACAAGCTATTCAACACGGCGACATCACGCAATTCCAAATGTTAATTGACGAATGTGAAAACACGCCGCAAATGTTGAACAACACCGTTTTCAATACGGCGACGGATTGGTCAACATATTTCGGAACAACTTTTTCAATTGACACGATTGCCGGCCAAGCAATTAAAACAACCGGTGACATTGCCGGAATTACACAACCGATTGTTGTCGCGGACGGCGTTTTGATGAAAATCATTGTTGACATTCAAGTCACGTCGGGCGCGTTTGTTTTGAATGTTGGAACACATTTACAAACCATTTCAAACACCGGAACGTTTACATTTTACGTAATTGCCGACGGTGTCGGCGCAATTGGTTTTTTGGGCGGCGCGGATTCATCCGGCGCAATCAACCGTGTGGAATTATATCCGGTCAACACAAATTTTGAAATTGAAATTGGTCATCCGGACGGAACAACCGTTCGAACAATTGACACAATCAACAATCCGGATTATTTCCATTTTTCCGACGGATTTATGACCGTTTCATTTGATTGGACGCAAACCGGCGGCGGTTATTTGCCGGACGGTTGTTATGAATTGCGCGTTTCGGATCCGTGTGATTGCGGAAACGGCGGTTTTGTTGCAATGGATTTTAAAACGGTTCAAAATCAATGGATGACGTCCGCCGGCGCATATCAACCGCCGTCGACGAACGGTTGGAATTTTTTGTTCGGATTATTAACGTACAACGGTTTGGTGACGCCGGAATCGTCTATTTATTACGAAGATGTGATTTGTGGCGGCGAAACGTACGAAATCACGTATTCGTTGACCGGAATGAACGCCGGTAATGAATTTCAAATTCGTGTTGGTGGCGTGTTGGGAACGAATCAAACGACGAACGGAACATTCACGGAAACAATCACGGCCACCGGAACGACAATCAAAGATTTGATTTTGTACGGACGCGACACCGGCGGCGGCGGTTCATTTATCATTTCCGATTTTTCAATTAAACGTGTCAATCGTTCGTTCGATTACATTTCAAATTTGTTTGATGTCAAATCGGTTCACAATTGCACGTGTTTGGTTTCGGCGTGTAATGATTCAAACGCGTTGTTGGCCGGATATAATGCAACCGGTTTTTCGCCGTCAATACGCATTGCGGCGCGATACGGACAAGGCGGTTATTCGTCAAGCCAAAAACGTTATGAATCATCATTCGGACGAATGAATCGATATTATTATCGCGGACGAAAAGTTTCGACATTTATGTTTTCCGCGCCGATGTACGTTCACGATTTTTTCGCGCATTTGGCCGGTTACGATCACGTGTTTATTGACGGAAATGAAATATTCATAAATGACGACGAATATCCGTCAATATCTTGGGTTGACAATTGGGATTTTGGTGATGTCGAATTGCAAGTGACGCCAAAACAAAGTTTAATTGAAAAACGACGTTGCGCGGCGACGGTTTCCGTTTGTTCGGTTGACGGTTTGGACGTTCCGATTTCCATTGACGGAAACGGCAACATTGACGACACAACATTAGGAACAGAAACAACCGGCGAAATATTAACCGACGGTTAAAAACAAACAATTATGAATCAAACGAAAATCCGTTGGTCAAAATTACCCGAAGCCAACAACGTTGAAATCGGAAATGATTTACAATTTGCTTTCAACACCGGCGACGGACAAACGAAACGCAAAGCGTGGAACGAACTAAAATTATATTTGCCGGACGGTCGAAACGTGGTTGAATACGCGACCGGCGCAACATCGTCGGCAATCGCCGAAAACAAACAAATATTGGTTGTTGATGCGAACGCCGGTGTGTTCACGGTCGATTTGCCAATTGCAACATCATCGGCCAATTTTCAAATTGGTGTGAAAAAAATTGATTCATCCGGAAACGCCGTTGTCATTGATGCAAACGGAACGGAAACGATTGACGGTTCACCGACAAAATCATTATCGTCACAATATGAATCAATCACATTGTTTTGCACCGGCAAAGAATGGATTATTTTATAATACGAAAAAATTATGACATACATTTCAAACATTGATTCGACATTGCAAATTTCACGCGGACGTGTTGCCGGACAATCGGTTCGTGTTCAATTCGGTCGAAATTACGGAATCGGAACGGCGGATGTTCCGGCGCAAATAACCAACATTGGTTCATCAAACTATTTTCCGCCAACGTCCGCGCAACCGATTGTAATTGTGTCAACGTCCGCCGATGATGATTCTAATTTAAATGCAACCGGAACAATTTCGGTTGATTCATTGGACACAATCGTTGATTCATCCGCGACATTTGTCACGTCGGGCGTCGCGTCCGGTGATGTTGTTTTAAATGACACGACAAACGATCATTCATTGGTTGTTTCCGTTGATTCCGAAACGCAATTGACAATAATTCCGATGCACCACAATAAAATAAATTCAGTCGGTGACATTTACCGAATTGTTCAAATTGTCGGAAACGGGTGTTCGGTTGTTCACGTTGACGGTTTGGACGCCGACGGAAATGTTCAACGCGAATTCGTTTTGATGACCGGAATCACGTCATTGCAAACGGTCAACAATTACACGCGAATCAACGAAATCCATTGTCACGGTTGCGGTTCATTTGGTTACAATGGCGGCGATATTTCCGCAACCGCAAAAACGGACGGAACGGTTGTTGCGATGATAACAACGGCAAAAGGTCGGTCGGAAAATGGATATTTTACCGTGCCAAAAGGAAAAACGGCGTTTATTACCGGAATATCGTGTTCGTTGTTTCGAAGCGGCGCGGCATCCGACGCAATGGCGTCGATTTCATTGAATCGTCAATTGTGGTCATTGTTGGGTTATGGAAACGACGCCGTGTTTGAATTGGGAATGTGGTCGTGTTCCGTTCATAATTCATTGACGCGTGTTTTCAATCCTTATTTAATGATTGATGAATTGTCGGACGTTTGGTTCACCGTTGACGATGTGTCGGACAATGGGTCAATTTTGACCGGTGAAATTGATATGATATTGGCTGACAATGGATAACAAACGCGGAATTTTGATTATTGCGTTGGGTTCGCCGTATTACGGCAATTTGGCGTGTAATTTGGCCGCGTCAATCAAAGCGACATCGCCGCAATTGCCGGTGACATTGATTTGGTCGGATGACGCATTGAATCAATTGTCGGACGCAAAAAAAACCGTGTTTGACGAATTGATTGAATGTCCGCGTGAAATGTATCATCGCGAAAACGGCAAACGTGTTTTTGTCAAAGCAAAAACGCACATTTACGATTTGTCGCCGTACGATGAAACGATTTTCATTGATGCCGACGTGATAATGTGTCCGCGAAAAACGTTGACACAAATGTTCGACGAATTAAAATCGGTTGATTTTACAATGGAAAATCGCGGCCGTGTTGATTTATCAAACATCAAACCGTCGGATGTTTATTTGTGGGCAAAAATTCCGGACATCATTGACAATTACGGATTTAAATCCGGTTTCATTTATGGGTTACATTCTGAATTTATTTATTTCAAAAAGAACGAACGCGTTGCGAAATACTTTGACGACGTGAAATCGGTTTTTGCAAATCCGAAATGTGAAATGAATCACGTGTTTGACGGTGACATTCCGGACGAATTCGCTTTTGCGATTGCAATGATTCAAAATGATATTTACCCACACAAAACGCCATTTGTTCCGTTGTATTGGTATTTAACCGATTCAAAACGCGGTTCGTCATTGGAATTTGTATTGTCTAATTTTACCGGATATTCGGTCGGCGGCAACGCAACACCGGAAAACGTTCGTCGAAACTACAATCGTTTGGCGCGTTCGTATTTTGGCAAATTGAATTTGCAACATCCGTTTCCAATCATTCAGAAACGACAAGCGTTGACAACACGAAAAACAATGTGAATTATGGTTGAATTGACCAATGAATTGTTGAAACCATATTTTGCCGGACGCAAACGTCACGCCGGTTTCAAATTGACCGTCAAAAAATATCACGAATTGCGCGTTCACGCAAATGGAATTTGGCCGGAAAAATTGATTCGCGGCCGTCGTCCGAATGAATCCGACGCCGTGATGAAATATCGGCACGAAATTTACGAACCGGTGACACGTGACACCGTTCAACGTGTGATGACGTCGTTGTCGAAAATTCGTCGAACGTCGGATTGGATTGTCAAACATCAAAATGACAAATTTCCGGCATCAATTACGCCGGACGAACGATTGGACGCGTACATTGACCGACGTTATCCAATCACCGGATCGTTGGAAAATTGGTTGTTCACGATTTGTTTGAAATCATATTTGTTGGACGCAAACGCCGCAATTGTTGTTCGTCCGATAAAAACCGACGTCGAATCAAATGAATATTTGAAACCGTTTCCGTTCATTTATCATTCGGACAAAGTTTTGGAATTTAAACCGGACAAATTCGCAATCATTGAATTAGACGGCGACACGATTGAAACGGATTCGGACGGTGATTATCACGACAAATCACGTCGTCGTTTTATGGTCGTCAACACCGAAGTTTTTCAAACTTGGATTCAAACCGATGACGGTTATACGATGTCGGATGAATACGTTCACAATCTTGGAATTTTGCCGGTATTTATGACCGGCGGACAATATTTTGAAACAACCGGCAATCATTTGATTTTTGAAAGTAGAATCGCGCCAATGATTCCGCGATTGAATGACGCGGCGCGCGAATATTCCGATTTGCAAGCCGAAGTCGTTCAACACGTTCATTCGGAACGTTGGGCGTGGGCGTCTGAAAAATGCGGAACGTGTCAAGATTCAAACGGAAATCCAAAAGGTTGGATAAATGGAAACGATGACAAAAAACGAATTCCGTGTCCGACGTGCAAAGGAAATTTAACCGTTGGTTCGTCACCGTATCAAACAATGATTGTTCGTCCGACAAACGAAAATTTGGGTGAAACCGCCGCGCCAATTCCGCCGGCCGGCTACATTCAAAAACAAATCGACATTGTTAAAATTCAAGACGAACGCGTTCAACAACATTTGTTCCGCGCGTTGTCGTCAATCAATTTTCAATTTTTGGATCAAACACCGTTGAATCAATCCGGCGTTTCAAAAGAAGTCGACCGCGACGAATTGAACAATTTTGTTTATTCCGTTGCGTCCGATTTGGTTCGAATTATGATGAACGTGATTGACGTTTCGATTGAATATCGTTATAAATTAACCGTTCCAAATGACCGTCATCAATTACGTCCGGAAATCATTGTTCCGGAAAAATTTGATTTGTTGTCATCAAATTATTTGTCGGACGAAATCAGTCGTTTAAAACAAGCCGGTGTTAATGCGACAATTGTTTCGGCGTTGGAATCCGAATACGCGGATCGGAAATTTTACGGTGATCCAAAATTGCGCGACATTGTTGTCGCAACGTTGGAAATTGATCCGTTGGTTGGCGTCAACGACGACGACAAAATGATTCGATTGTCGACCGGCGGCGTTTCAAAATTGGATTATTTGATTTCGTCCAACATTAACGAATTTGTCAAACAAGCGTTCGAAAATGATGAAACGTTTGTCACGCGTCCGCGTTCTGAAAAAATTCGAATCATTCGTGAAATGGCGCAATCGAAATTGAATGAAATGAATCAATTCCAAATTCCAATAAATCAACCGGTTGTTGATACGGTTGCAACGAATGATGAATAATGACGCCGCGTGAACATTTATTGAAAATTGTTGACACGGTTGAAAACGCAATTGATGATTTTAATTCCGGTATTCCGTCGATTCAAAATTCGATTGTTGATGATTTGGAAATTGCATTGCGCGAATTGGAATTGTTTCCAAATGGCCGAATAAAACCGTCGGTCAAAAATCTGAAATCAATCGCGCGGATAAAATCCAAAATCGAAAACATCATTTTGTCGAATGATTACGAAAACGACGTGTCATCATTCACAAACGCGTTTGACGAAATATCAACATTGCAACGCGATTATTTTGAACAAATTGAACAATCATTCAAACCGTCCGCGTTGATGCGTGAAATGCAATTGCAAAGCGTTGACGCAACACGTGACTATTTATTGCGCGCCGGAATTGATGCGAACATTGTCAATCCAATTCAAAACATAATGCGTCAAAATGTGACGGACGGCGTTTTGTTTGGCGATATGATGAAACAATTGCGTGTGTTTATTGCCGGTGACGCGGAAAACGTCGGTCATTTGTCACGATACGTCAAAACGTACACGACCGACGCGTTGAATCAATTTTCGTCAAATTATATGGCGTTGGCGGCGTCGGATTTGGGTTTGAAATGGTTTCGATACGTCGGCGTAAAAATGGACACGTCACGCGAATTTTGCGTCGCAATGGTCAACAAACGATTTTATCACGAAATCGAATTGCCGGATTTAATCGCCGGAAATTTCACGGAATTTCGTGACGCCAACGGATCCATTTATTCAAAAACCGGATTGCCGGACGGAATGGTTGCCGGAACAAATCCGGACAATTTTCAAACGTATCGCGGCGGTTGGAATTGTCAACATTTGCCGATTCCGGTGACGGAACAATCCGTTCCAAAAAACAAACGCGTTTCCGTTTATACGCAATACGGAATCACGTTCGACGAAAACGGTTTTGCAACGTCCGCGTGACGTTCCGTTGTAAAATTTTTACATTTTTTCATTGTCATTTCGAAAATTATTCCGACCATTGTTGTGTCGGCAACGTCGCCGACGCCAAAAACAACAAAAAAATGAATACCGAAAACAACAACACGCCAACGAAATGGGAACAATCAATCATTGATTTGAACAAGGGAAAACAAATTGTCGAATCATTAGGTTGCGGCGATTCAATTAGTTTTTTAATTGATGAATATGATTTCGAAAATTACACGGTTCAAATTGTGAAATCACAATGGTCGAAAACACAAAAAACATTTTGTGTTCGTGTTCACAATTATTCAACCGGCAAACGTCCACATTTACAAATTCCTTTGGACACATTGAAAAATTGCAAAATGATAATCAATGAATCAATCGAAAAAGGATTTATTCATTTTTGGACGGGACACATTGTCGAAGTTGGAAAATTGATAAAATAACGAACCGCCGCCGGTCATCACGCCGGCGGCATCACCAAAACCAAAAACAAACACCAAAAAAAACATCATTATGACAATCGGACAAGCAATCGCCACAATTTACAACCACAACACGACACCGCACAAAATCGATCAAACCGAACGTGTCGCCGCACAACAAAAAGCGGACACCGCGTTGAAATTCATTTCCAATTTAGACGCCGCGAAAAAGGATTTCGTTTTACAAACATTAACCGAAATGACCGAATATTTTTATTCGAAATAGTGAATCCGCCGCCGGTCATCACGCCGACGGTGTTCATTTTAACGCGCCACAATCACACGATTTGCGCCGGATGTCATCGATGTCCGGCGTTTTTGTTTTAATGCAACAAATCGTTTATTGTACGCATCAAACAACGAATTTTGATAATTAACGTCGACGTGTTCGAACGATTTGTCGGTTGTCAATCGAAATCGATTAAATCGCAATTCGTAAACGGTTTCGGATTGGTTGAAAACTGCAAACCAATCAATCATCATTAAATGTTGACGTCGCGTCATTTGGTTTCGGTGTTGACCGACGAATCAATGAATAAATTGATTGCGGATTTGATGCCGCGCGGCCGGTTGACAATTCGATTCGTGATTTTTCCGCAACAATTCGACGATGAACGTCGTCCGGAATGTCGCGCAAAACAATCGGTGAAATTTTTTTGTTCGTCATTATTGCGTTGATTGCATTGATTGCATTGATTGCACAAAATTAGACACGATTGCGTAATGAAATCACGTTGACGGTATTTTTGAAAAAAATTTATTTGCCAAATGTCAACAATTGGAAAACTTTTTGTCGAAATGTTATTGTCCGCCGGTATAAACGCGGATGATGAAAATTTGAATCAAATTGTCACGTCGGAAATTGATGTTCCGGATGACATCGCGAAATCGTTGAAATCGAATTTGATGACAATCGATTCCGCAAAACACAATCCGGATTTGAAAAAATATTTTGTCGCACAAGCGTTAAACGCGGTCGACACGGAATTGGCCAACATCATTGAATCGAATGATTTTGACGATGTTGACAAATCAAATTTTAAATCCGAAAAATCATCGTACAAACGAATGAAATTGGTCGCGGACGCATTGTCGCAAAAGGCCAACAACGCAACCGTTGGAAACGTTCCCGATGATAAATTGAACACGTACAAAAGCGAAATCGAAAAATTGAATTCGCAATTGTCACAAATAAAGGACGAACACGCATCGAAATTAAAATCGGTTCGTGATGAATCCGAACAAAACATTTTGAATTTTGCGTTGAACGCCGAATTGAACGGCAAACAATACGCGAACGAATCATTGGACAAAAACGTCAATCGGATGATTGCGCGTCAATTGTTGGATGATAAATTGAAATCGGACGGCGCGAAAATTATTCGAACCGACGCCGGTTTGAAATTGGTTCGATCGGATGATTCAGAAATGGATTTTATGGTCGAAAATAAAAACGTAAACTTTGGCGATTATGTTGACAATTTGTTGACCGGAGCAAAACTATTAAAAGTGAATGAAAGCGTTGACGCCGTAAATGGTCAAACGCAAATCAATCAAACACGTCACATTTCAACATCGAACGATTTGTCATCGAATTCCGGAAATATCATTGCGGATTACGACCGACAATTGGCCGAATTGAATGGAACAAATTGATAAACTGCAAAAAAATTAAATTATGTTAGGTTTTGCGTCATCATTATTACAACACTTGAAAGTGTTGTTGGAATCAAATTACGCCGGAACGAAAATTATGCCGACCGGTTTTATGAAAGCACTTGTCGAAAATAATCCGTCATTGCGAATTTCGTCCGTGAACGGTGATTCGATTGAAGGGTTGAAACGGTCAACGGCGTCCGGACACATTCGCGACGTGCGTTTGAAATATTTACCGAGAATCACGCCGGATCAAATAAGCGATTACGACAATTGCGAAAATGATTTCGGATTTCAGTATTCCGAAACCGAATTAAGAACACCGTTGTTTTCAAAGGCCGGTTTTCAATTGGAATGGGGATTCGTGGAACGTTACAAAGAAGAAGCTTCACGCCTTGTTTCATTGGGTTCAACACCGGATGTTGTTGTTTTGAATGAAATGGTCGAACAAATTATGCACACCGTTAACGGTCTTGTTGCAAATATGGACGGCAAATTGTTGAGTTCGGTTGTTTGGGGAATTAACGCGTCGACCGGTCTTAACACCGCAAAAACAATTAACATCAACAAGGACGGTTCGGTTTTCGATTTGTCGGACGGTGTGACGGAAATTTTGCACGATGCAAGTGTGAACGAAATCATCGGTTCACCGATTATTGTCGGATCCGGTTTAATGAACAAATATGAAATCGCCAAAGCCGCAACCGGCGTTAATGGCGGCGGATTGAATCGTTCATTGCAATCCGGTTACGATTGGTATTACGACCGACCGTCCGAATTTGTTTGGGGAACAGATCACGTCGGCGTTTTTGCAAAAGGAACGGTCGGCCTTGTTGACATTGATCGTTATATTGCGTGGAAAACCGGACGTCACGGAACATCCGAATTTGCACAAATCACGTTGCCAATTGAAACAACCGACGGAACGCCGCAAACAATGACGTTCAATTTGCAAATCCGCGAATTGGATTGTCCGGCCGAAGCGTTTGACGGTTACGAAACGCGTTCAATGGGTCGCGGATATCAAATATTGATTTCGAAAAACTTTGGTTTATTCCAAGCTCCGATAGATCAATATTCAGCAACCGACCAATTGGCCGGAAACAATGGCGCGTTATTATACAACGTCACCAACGATTGTGATTCTTGCACAACGCCGCCGATTCCGCCGATTGTTTAAGTTTTTACGGTCGACCAAAAATTTTTAACGGTTGATTATTGAAACGGCGCGTCATTCATTTGGCGCGCCGTTTTTGTTTTACTTTTGATTTATGGATTGTTTAAAAAATTTTATTGGAATTCGTGGTTGCGGAAACACACAACCGGATTCGGGTTTGTTCATCAACGATTTGGCCGGAATCAATTTAAAATCAATCGACGCCGTTGTGAACGCCGAGCAAACAACGTTTTTGAATGTTTGGCGTGATGTTCAATTGCGCGCCGGCCGACGATTCGAAACCGACGTGACGTCGTATTTGCGCCGCAAATACAAAATCAACAAATTGTTCGACCAATTTCAATTCGGGCGTGTTTACGACGAATCAAACGTTCGACCGATGTCCGATGAATTTCGCGGCGTTGAAATTGAATTGTCGCCGTACAACCAACAACAACCGGAAATGTCGCCATTTATGACGATTGTTTTGACACGGTTTCGTTATTGGGCGACGGCCGACCAAACAATCACATTTGTCATTGCAAATTCGGAACAACAAATTGAATTGACGACGGTGACGGTTGACGTTATTGCAAATCAATGGAATGACGTATTTGCGGAATTTAAAACCGACGCATTGTCAACGCCGCGTTCGATTTCGGTCGGTTACAATGCAATCGATGTTGATTCGGTCAAAACTGAAATAACGGCCAACACCGGACGCGCAACAAGCGGTTGCGGTTGCACATTTGCAATTCCGGATGTTTGTGACGGTCGGATTCGTGGTATTGTTTATGACAACGCAACCGGCGAACAAACATTTGTCAATGATAACGGTTTCGGATTATCCGGTTTCGCGGCGTTGCGTTGCGGTTACGACGGATTAATTTGTTCGAACCGGTCAATTTTTGCGTCGGCGTTTTGGTATTTGTGCGGCGTCGAAATGTTGGTTGAACGAAAATTCACCGATCGCGTGAATAAATATTCAACGATTGACAAAAAGAAAGCCGACGAATTGCACGAATATTATTTGGAACGATACCAAAACGAAATTGACGTTGTTTTGGACACGTTGGATTTGAACGATTACGATTGTTGTATTGATTGCAATCCGGTCGTTTCACGCGTTGAAACAATGCCATGATCACAATTAAAGCGGATGCAAACGACGATTTAAAAAAATTGTTTGCGACATTAAACGAATTGAAACCAAATCAACCAACGATGTCACAAATCGTTCGGACGGTTGCGTTTGATGTTTTAGCCGATATGACGCCGCGAATTATTCAACGCGGCGGCGCATCCGACGGATCAAATATTGGTTCATATTCAAAAAAACCGACGTACATTTCCGCAAAGAACAATCCGGCGCGTTCGTTTGGTCAACCGTTGGGAAAACGATTCAACGGCAAACGCCGGTCAATTTTTGCGTCGGGCAAAAAGGCCGGTCAATCGCACACGTCACGTTATTTCGAACGCGGTTATGATGAATACAAAACAAAGGTTGGTCGGAACATTGGTTCGGTCAATTTGCGTTTGTCCGGTCAAATGATGAATTCGTTCACCGTATTACAAACGGCGCGCGGTTGGGGTTTGGGTTGGAACAACAAAAAATTGTTGGAACGCGCGGAACATTTCGAAAACAAATATTCGAAACCTATTTTTGCAATGACCGCGCGTGAACGTGCAATAATGAATCGAACGGCCAACAAAATGTTGAACGATGCCATTTCAAAATGAACAAATAAAAATCATCAACGACACATTGCGCGTTGGCGCGTTGGGCGATGAACGTTTCGCCGGCGCGCGTTGGATTGATTCAATCGCGAAATTGGCAATCGAAAACGATGATGAAAACGCCGACCGAACGTTTCCGTTTTATTTCAACGAAAATCATTCACCGGAAACGGTTGACATCAATGACACGTATTCATTGACAATTTATCATCGACATTTGTCATCAACGTTCGAACAAACCGAAAATCGTTTTGGTGATTCGTCGACGCGAATCAATGAAAACGCATCAATGACAATGGTCGTTTTTGGTAATTCCGACCGGTTGAACATCAACGCGGAACAATTACAATCATTGTTTATTTTAGCAATGCCGACAAACATCACGAAATCGATGTTGTCCGGAATACGAATTGACGCGATGAACATCACGTTGAACACCGTTCAAAACAATTCATTGTCCGTTTTTGGTGATGAATTTACCGGTGTTGATTACGCGATTTCGCCGTCGGACATTTTATTCAAAATTGATTATCAAATCGCGACACAATATCGACGCGATTGTTTTGATCTTTGTGACTGCGAATTTGCGCGGTAATACATTACAAAAAGCCAACATTAAAATCAAAAAAAATGGCAATTAGTGGTTATTATCCGGACACGTGCAACGCAATCGTTCCACCGCACACGTGCGATCCGTGTTTGGAAAGGGAATACGGACGAATTCGCGCCGTTGCATTTATCAAAGGCGATTACACGTTCATTGATCCAACAAGTCAAATTGAATGGGAAAACGCAATTCAAAACGGTGACGTTGTATTGATTCCGGCGGTTCACGGTTCATTGCCCGCGCCGACCGAACAATTGGGAACGGGTTACGGTGACACCGTTGAAACGTTACTTGGTTTCGAATACGCATTGCAATATTTCGATCCGAATTACGCGGAAAACTGTGATTTTTACAACGCTTTGAAACGTTCGCAAGATTATCGATTTATGTATAAAACCGAAACAATGGGACACATAACCGACAAAACGGTGACGGTGATTCCGAAAAATCCGGTCGAAGATGATCTAAATTCCGAAGTCGTTTGGGATGTTACCGTCAAATGGAAAGATTCAGAACACGCGTGTCCGTTCAAATTTCCGGCGGCCGTTCTTGAATGTTATGAATTGGGGGAATAACCGGTGACTGCATTTGTGCGTATGCCGTCACCGCGCCAAATTTTAAGGTAGATATCAATCCGGCCGGTGATCGTATATTTACGATTGCCGACATTCCGCAATTTGATTCATCCGGCGCACACGTATTTTCGCAATATCGCGTCACCGAATACATCGGCGGCGTGATGACGAACCAACAATCCGGAACAATTTATTCCGGTGATCCGTACGCAAGTTTGGTTTTCAGTTACACGCCGACCGGCGCAACGTATGTTGTCAACCGCGTGTCATATTTTTCCGGCGGAACGGTTTCAAATTTGGTTGTTCCGGTTGAATTTGACGCAACGAATTCAATTGTTGCACGTGCATCGTGGAAATTGCCACAATTGACGTTGAATTGCCGTGATGCAATTTGTCAATTCTCGTTTCAAGTTGATTCAATGACGACACCGCGAACGTCATCACCGGCATTTTTTGACGGCGACGGAAATCAAATTGGTGTCGGAACGATATTCAACGGAACATTGCCGGAAAACAAAACCGGTCTTGGTTATCCGATTACATTCGGATTTTCCGGTGGATTGGATGTAACACAATGGCCGGATTTGCCGAACGCAATGCAACCATTTGAATTTTGCGCGGTTGGATTTTCATTTGTTGATTGCGTGTGATGAAATTGTTCGAAAAAATAGAATCAATTGAACCGCGAACCGTTATGACGATAATAATGACGGTCGCGGTTTTGTTGATTTTGGTTTTGGTTTTTACGGTCGAAATACCGGAAACAAACCGCGATTTGGCAATTGCAACCGTCGGAACGTTTGTTGGTTATTTTGGCGGCGTTATTACGTTTTGGTTTGGTACGTCAAAAGGTTCGGCGGACAAACAAAAAGAATTGAACAAACGATCAAATTGAAATAATGCCGGAACAATCGAAATCAATAATCACATTCATCGACGGCGCAAAAATATTGTTGCCATTTATCGTAACGGTTGCGTCGGTTGTTTGGGTTGCGGCCGACGCGCAAACGGAACGTCAATTGTTGCAACAACGATTGAACATCAACGAACAATTGGACGCGGCGCAAACTGCCAAAATTGACGCGTTTGAAAAAACATTAACCGATCATTCAATAATGTTCGCGCGTTTTGATGAAAAATTGTCAAACATTGAAAACGATGCAAAAGAAACGTTGGAATTGGTTCGTGATTTGCGCGGCGTCAATTAGTTGTTTGACGTTTGGTCAACAATCACCGCAATCGCCGCCGGAAACGGCCGCGTTTGAAGTTTGTTCAATATCGGTCGACACAACAATCATCGATTCAATTCACGACACACACAAACAAATTCAAATTGAATTGCGAAATTTGATGTTTTTGAATAATCCGAACAATGATTGATTGGTCACAATATCCAAATTTCAGTAAACACGAATTTGATTGTAAACACACCGGCAAAAACGAAATGCAACCGGAATTTTTGAAACGTTTACAAATTTTGCGGACGGTTTACGGAAAACCGATTGTCATCACGTCCGGATTTCGTCATCCGTCGCATCCGGTTGAAATCAAAAAAAACAATCGCGGCGTTCACACGTACGGCGTCGCGGCGGACATTGCCGTCGACCGAACCGACGCGTTTGAATTGTTGAAAATTGCGTTCACGTTGGGTTTCACCGGCGTTGGAATTAAACAACACGGCGACGGCCGGTTCATTCATTTGGACACAATGCCGGAACATCCAAATTTTATTCGACCGACGGTTTGGTCGTACCGATGAAAATGAATTTAACGACACGACATTGGTTGATTGTCGTTGTTTGTTCGATGATTGTCGTTTCAATGATAGTCGGAACAACCGTCACCGCGTTAAATAACGCCGTTTCCGCGCGTAAAATGGAAAAAACGTACATTGACAACGCCGACCGGATGAAACGGTTGCAAAAAGAAAAACAACGCGAAATTGATGAATTGCGTTTGCAGTTGAAACGGCAACAATTGGTCAATGAAAAATTGATTGACCGGTTTGACGAAATATCGAATCGATTGAATGAACGAAAAAACGAATCCGATGAAATCAACATTGCGATTGATCTTTTGGACGACGACAATTTGGTTGATGCCGTTGACGACATTTTCACAAACAATCAAATTTCCAATTGAACAACCGGAAACGTTTCGGTTGATTGTTATTAACGACACAACGAATTTTTGTTTCACGGCCGCGCAAACAAAATTTTTCGTCAAACAAACGCGTCAAAATCAATTGAACACCGACAACGTGATTGATTTACAACACGCCAACGATTTGTTGTTGACGCGAATCAACGGTTTGATGACCGAAATCGAAATAATGTCACGGATTGATTCGGCGCAAAACGATTTAAACGACATCAACACCGACCGCGTTGAATTATCTGAAAAAGAACGCCGACGATTAAAACGTCGCGCGTTTTGGTCAAATGTTTGGAACACCGGCAAAATCTACATTGCGACCGGAACGTCAATTGTTGCCGGTTTTGGCGTTGGTTACGGCGTCGCGTCAATAAATAATTGACACAATTCAAGAACGACAACACATTCCGTTGTAAAATATTTACAATTTTTCATTGTCAATTCAATTTTTATTACGACCATTGTTGTGTCGGCAACGTCGCCGACGCCAAAAACAACAGAAAAATGAAAACGCAATCACGAACAATTAACGGAATCAAAATCGAATACACGATTGAAATCAAAAACCAAATCAATCACACAAATGATTTTTCAAAATCCGGTTCAAAATCCGGTCAATTGGTTTCGGAATCGGATGTCACCGTGACAATGAACGGTGTTCAACACAATGGTCAAATCAAATCGACGTTCACGAACAAGATTTGCAAGTTCACGAAATCACGATTCACAAAAGAAACGTTTCATTTTAACGGAATGGAATTTCCAAGAAACGAAAAACAATTGTTAATCGGATTGTTGAAATAATTCATTCGCCGCCGGTATCACGCCGGCGGCATTACTCAAAACCAAAAACCACAAAAAATGAAATTCATCATTTTAAACACGGCCAACAATTTGTTCGTTTCACGGATTTCCGACACCGGCGTTTCGTATGTCGGGCATTATCAAAAACCGGACGCGTTGATTTTTGAAAAACGCATTGACGCGGAACGTTTTATTGCAAAACACAAATTGTCCGGCGTTCGCGTTGTCCGCGTTGTCGACACCGATGTTTTGCCAATCATCGACCAATTTCGCGTCGCTATCAAAAACGGCCGTCGTTGGGACGCGTTTCGATTGTTTCGACAACATCGTTCGGTTTATTACGAATTGACCGACGACGAACGATTGAAAGCGGATTTGTTGGTCGATTTGGCGCGCGAATCACTTTGAAAAAGTTTTACAATATTTGCACAACCAAAAACAACGCATTATGAAAAAATCACCTTTATCGCGCAATGCCGACATCGCAAAAATTCGTCGCGCGTTGCCGTCCGGCGCAATCACGCGCATTTCAAAAACAACCGGCGAACCGTATCGATTGGTATATCGAACATTGCAAGGTTTTATAAAACATTGGGATCCGCGACACGACGCGGTTATCAAATCCGCGAAACGCGAATTGCGTGACGCCGGAATCGTTTTAAAATAGAAACGGCGCGCCATTTACACGACACGCCGTTTCGTTATCCAAAAACAACAACGCCGCCATTCGCGGCAATTGAAAATCAAAAGTAAATCCAAAAACAACACAAAATGAAAAACATTGAATTTTTATTGGAACAATTAGGTGACGCGAAATCGTTGTCACCGGAAACGGATGTTTTGTTCAACGAATTGTTATTGTTGAACGACGACATCAAAACAATGATTTCCGACATTCCGGCGGCCGGACGAATCACGCATCAAATCACATTTCGATTTGAATGTTCGGAACAAACGATTCGCGAAATTGCTGAAATCGGTGACGGCCATTTGTTTGAACCAAATAATTTTTCACCGTATCATTGGACGATGTTCGAATCCGATCACGTTCGAATGACATTCGCGACACCGGACGTTGAATTTTACATCAAAGATTTATCCGGTCAATTTCATTCAATCACCAAAAACAAATAAAAATGTCCGAAACGAATTTGGAAAAAATGGCGGCATTGTGTCGCAAAATTGAAATTATGTCGATGCAAATCGGAACAATGAAACACGACGGAACGAATCAACATTCGCGTTATTCGTATACGTCAAATGAATCAATGATGTCCGCAATCCGGTCGAATTTATCATCAAACGGTTTGTCAATCATTCCGTCGGTTGTTGATGTTAATGAAAACGAATTCAAAAACGCAAACGGAAAATTGACAATTCGGTCAATTGTCACAATGCAATTCGAAATCGTCGACACCGAAACCGGTTATTCAATCACCGAACAATTTGTTGGCGCGGAAAACGACACCGGCGGAAAATCGTTACAACAAGCCGTGACGCAATGCAACAAATATTTTTTGTTCAAATTGTTCAAAGTGTCATCAAAGGACGAAACCGACGGCGACGAAAAAACGGTCGAAGTCAAACAACGTTTCAATGACGACATTGACAACGACGCGAAACAATGGTTGTCACCGGATCATGAAAAATGGAACAACGTCGTCGCGTGGATTGCGCGCGGAAACAATCCGGCCGACGTTCGCCGGAAATACAAAATCAGTCGTGACAATTATTCGAAAATGGTCGACGACGCACAAACGATTTCAGAAACATTAAACGATTAACAAACACCAAAAACAACGCATTATGAAAAAATCATTGTATCACATCACAAACGAATTCATTGAAATCCGCGACGCATTAACCGACGGCGAATTGACGCCGGAATTGGAACAAGCGTTGGAAATCAACGAAAAAGAATTGTCAAACAAGGCGGTCAATTATTCATTCATCATCAAAGATTTGGAAAACCGTGTGTCCGCAATCAATGACGAAATGAAACGGTTGCAAGCGTTAAAAAAAACGGCGACAAATGCCGTTGACCGTTTGAAAAAGAACGTCGCCGGCGCAATGGAAACATTCGGTGTCGAAAAAATTGAACACGATTTGATTACGTTATCGTTGCGAAAATCACAATCCGTTCAAATCGCGGATGACCTTGTTGCGACGAATGACGATGAATCGGAATTGCGCGAATTTACGGTCGAAAAAACGACGTATTCATTTGATAAAACCGCGTTGAAAAACGCGTTGAAATCCGGACGTCAATTTGACGGCATTGAATTAGTTGAAAACAAATCATTGCAAATCAAATAATAATGACACACCGAATTGATTTTGAAGTTTTTTCAAGTGTTATCGAACACGATTGGCAAATGAATTTTGGCAAATGGTCGCGCGATTTTATCGCCGAATGTAATTTGGCCGGATTGCACACATTACCGGACACGTTCGGAATCACGGTTGGATTGCCAAATGATAATTCGCAACAATCCGACGGATGTTTGGCGTGTGAATCACCGGTCGTTGTCACCGATTGCGCGGATGATATTTTCACCGCGTTCAAACGATACAACAAAACGGCGTCAACAACGATTTGCACGTTGTTTTTTGCGTCAAAAGTTTGGTCGGACAAACCGTTCATCGAAATACATTTGATTGACGACAATGTGAAATTTGGCCGTTCGATGATTGTTAAATGGTTTCAATCAATTTTCGATTGATACATTTGCGAATCCAAAAACACAATGAAATCATCAACATTTTATTTTTCACACGATTACAACGCGCGGACGGACACCAAAATCCGCCGATTGTTAATCAAACACGGCGTCGCCGGTTATGGGATTTTTTGGTGTTTGGTCGAAGATTTGCACAACAACGACAATTGTTTGCCGGCGGATTACGACACGTTGGCGTTTGAATATCGTTGTCACCGCGAAACGGTTGAATCGGTCGTTTGCGATTTCGAATTGTTCCAAATTATCGACGGAAATTTTTCGTCGGAATCCGTTCAAAAACGAATGAAACGTCGGTCGGAAATTTCAGAAAAAGCACGTGCCGCCGCAAATAAACGTTGGAACGGTCGCAATGCGAACGCATCAAAAACGGATGCCGACGCATTGCGTTCGGACGTTTTTCCGGATGCAAAGGAAAGGAAAGGAAAGGAAACAAAAGGAAATGAAATTGTTGTTGATTCTACCGAATCAACACAATCGTTTTCAGTTGTGAACGTGTTCGTTGAACCGGAATTAAATGATGTCATTGACGAATTCAAAAAACGAATGACACAAATTTCATTGCCGGCGGACGCATTTGATGTTCCGGAAATTTCACAACAATTCATTGACCATTACACGACACGCGGTTGGCAAATAAACGGTCAACGCGTTTTTAAATGGCGGCCGTTGGTCAATCGTTGGGTTGAACGCCGCAAATCGTTATTATTACAAAACCAAAAACAACAAAATGACAAATTCTATTTCGAATGACCGGAATGATTTCCGGAAATGCGTCGTCAAAATGCCGGATTATTGCGCCGCGCCGACGTTTCCGGTAAATGACAAAGGGTTGGAACAAATTGACGCAATCGTCGATTTTATCCGACGTCGGTTTCCAAAATTGACACCGGAACAATGTTTGAAAGCGTTTGACCTTTGCGCCGCGCGTGAATTGACACACGGATCCGAAACGGTTATTTGTGACACATACGGTCGGCCGTTGACAATTGGAATTGTCGGTCGCGTTTTGGCCGCGTTTCAAAGCCGATTGAAAATGTCGGTCAACACCGAAACAACACAACAATTTGAACCGGTCGAAAAACCGTCGGCCGAATGGCATTTTGAACGAATGTTGGACGACGTGAAAAAAACCGGTCAATTGTCAACATTTCATCCGTTTAAAATCATTGTGAATTATATGACGGAAAACGGAATGATTTCATTCAAACCAACGGTTGAAAAATACAAATCGAACACCGTCCGGTCGTTGGCCGAAACAATGAATCAATCAAACGAACGTTTGGCGGTTCTGAAATGGTTGATTGAACAAAAAATCGTAAACAATAACCAAAAACAATAAAATAATGTTGACCAATTTTGAAGATATTACAACCGACGTCACCGAATACGAATTCAATGTCGTGATGCAAGTCGTTCGCGAATTATTGGAACGCCGGCCAAAAGGAAAACACAACGCAATCACCGCGTCGCAATTGGTTCGAAAAATACAATCGGAACACGTTTTTCGTGACGGTTACAAATTCGACGCGATTCGTGTTCGAAAAATTATTTCGACGTTGCGTTTGACCGGAACATTGCCGTGTATCTGTTCCCATTCGCGCGGTTATTACGTAGCGAAAACAATCGACGAAATGAACGACACCGTTGAATCGTTGCGCCAACGAATCCGGCAACAAATACGCGTTGCCGACGCAATGGAAAAACAACGTGATGAATGGATCGATGAACCGGTTTGTAAATGCAACACGAAATCATTGTTTCATCAACCGTTTTGTCCAATGAATCAAAACGTTTGGTGATGACACGGAAAAAAACAATGATGTTTGATGAATACACGCGTAAAATCAAACAATTGGAATCAATTGTCGATGAATGTCAATCGATTATAAATTCGGATGATGTTGACCAAAACGTGTTTTTGGACACATTACGACGCCAACGAAACGCAAAAATTGACATCCTGACAATTCGTGAAAAACGCAATCGGTTGATGACAAATAAACGCCGACGACGTGGATAAAATTGACGAAACAATTGTTCCGCGTTATTATCCGATTGCCGTTAAATTATTGGAACGCCGCCGACGTGAAATCGTCGATTGCATAAATCAAATGTTGTCACACACGACGTCGTACGAAACGACGAAAAATCGAATTGAATACATAAAATTGATTGAACAATTGAAATTGACAAATCGCGAAATTTGGTATTTAACAAATCTTTGAATGAACAAACGTTTGAACATTCTTGAATTGTTTGCCGGTTCGCGGTCAATTGGGAAAATTGCGGAACAACGCGGTCACAACGTTTTTTCCGTTGACATCAAACCGTTCGACGGAATCAATCACGTTTGCGACATTGAATCGTTATCGGCCGACGACGTTCCATTTATTCCGGATTTGGTTCATTCCGGCACGCCTTGCACAACGTATTCAATCGCGGCAATATCACATCACCGGCCAACAAACGGAACGATTTCGGATTTCGCGAAAAAATGCGACCGGATGAATGTTCACGTTTGGTCGTTGATTGACGAATGGTCGTGTTTGTATTACATTGAAAATCCGCGCGGATTGTTGCGGAAAATGCCGTTTATGTCAAACCGCGACCGCGCAACAATTTGTTATTGTCAATATGGCGACGACCGAATGAAACCGACCGACATTTGGTCAAACAACATTCGGACATTGTTCAACGATGTTGGTGAATGGATTCCGCGACCAATGTGTTACAACGGAAACGAAAAATGTCATCACGAACGCGCGCCGCGTGGATCATCAACCGGAACGCAAGGTCGCGCCAACAATTACGAACGTTCAAAAATGCCGAAACGTTTGTGTTTGGATTTAATCATTGCCGCCGAAAAACGAATTGCGAACGATTCACGGCCATTTGAAACAAAATCGATTGCGACCTATCTTTGACAATCAAAACGTTTTGCAATGGCAAAAAAAACAAACGGTGACGGCAAATCCGACACATTAAAAAACACGCGAACCGCGAAACCAAAATTCAAATTGCCGTACGGCGTTAATGCAAAAACACCGGACGCAATGATTGCGGCGTTGGAACACACACGCGGAATCGTTTCACACGCCGCGCCAATGGCCGGAATAAATCGCGACACGCATTACGAATGGATGACAACGGTCGACGGTTACGCGGCGCGCGTTCAATCTGTGAAAAACGGCGCAATCGATCACGTTGAATCAAAATTGAACGAATTGATTGACGGCGTTTCGGTTGTGACACCGGCCGGTAATTTATACACGACACCGCCGGACAACACGTCAATAATTTTTTACTTGAAAACGCAAGGGAAAACACGCGGTTGGATTGAAAAACAAGTCATTGAACACACCGGCGTTG